TGCAGAATGATGCGGAAGTAAAACAGACGCCACGAGGGGTCGGGCTAATTGGTAGTATTGAGCCTAGAATCCACACACCTTTACTGAATGCTCCGTCAAAAGCGCAAGAGGTAGCTGATCTGGCTACGAAGATTATGTTGCCTCTCGTGCCCTGGCAACGCTGGGTGCTAAATGATTTATTATCAATAGACGATGTAGGTAATTGGCGCAAAAAGACAGCTCTAGTGCTTGTAGCTAGACAGAATGGCAAGACACACCTAGCACGTATGTTAATTCTAAGCCATCTATTTTTATGGGGTAGTAAAAACGTTTTAGGCATGTCATCTAATCGAAATATGGCATTAGATACATTTAGGCAAGTTGCTTACACAATAGAAGACAATCAATTCTTAAAAGACCAGGTAAGACAAATACGCCTGGCTAACGGCCAAGAATCTATAACTTTACTTAATGGTGCAAGGTACGAGATAGCAGCAGCAACTAGAGATGCGCCCCGTGGCAAGACTGCAGATTTTCTATACATTGATGAGCTAAGAGAGTGGACACAAGAATCCTTTACAGCTGCACTGCCAGTAACTAGAGCAAGACCTAACGCCATGACACTAATGACAAGTAATGCTGGCGATGGTTTTAGCACTGTGCTTAATGATTTAAGAGAACGTTGCCTATCATATCCACCTGACAATTTAGGATTCTATGAATACAGCGCACCACAGCATTCTAAGATTACAGATCGTAAAGCCTGGGCTATGGCTAATCCAGCATTAGGTCATTTAATAACTGAGCAGACACTTGAAGAATCTGTAAGTACAAACAGCATAGAAGCTACAAAGACTGAGATGTTATGTATGTGGGTGGATTCTACTGTCAGCCCATGGGTATATGGTTCTATCGAGCAGTGCAGTAATAGCAACTTAGAGATACCTGTCGGGCCACAAACAATCATGGCATTTGATATTGCACCTACTAGAAGATCCGGTGCTTTAGTTATGGGCCAGGTACAAAATGGCAAAATAGCAGTCGGACTTGCACAGCTTTGGCATAGCGATATTGCAATTGATGAAATTAAGATGGCTAGTGATATAAATGAGTGGGCTAGAAAATACCACCCATCTACAATTTGCTATGACAAGTACGCCACACAGACTATTGCTACCAGACTTGAACAAAGTGGCTGGAGATTACAAGACGTATCAGGCCAGGCGTTTTACCAGGCATGCTCAGACCTTGCCGATGGTCTAGCCAATAACCGAGTAGTTCATTCTGGCCAAGCAGAGTTAGTACAGCACTTAAATAACTGTGCAGCAAAGACTAACGATGCAGGCTGGCGCATAATACGTAGAAAATCCGCTGGCGATGTTACAGCTGCCATATCACTTGCCATGGTTGTAAGTCAATTAACAAAACCTCAACAAACTGCGCAAATCTTTGTCTAACTTGCACCATTAGTCCGATTTATGGTATAAAGTACCTATATGGGTCTATTGTCTGCTTTGGGTATAACCAAAAAAACTGAGAATCTACAAGCGCAATACGCCCCTGCCGTTATGGGCGATAGCATCATTGGTTTTGGTTATAACACATTCGGTGCAGGTCCAATGGATCGCACACTTGCAACACAAGTACCAGCTGTTAATAGATGCGCTAATTTAATTAAAGGTGTTATTGGATATTTACCATTAGAGCTGTACAAAAAATCTACAGGCGAAGAATTAGCCAAACCGCTCTGGTGCGAACAACCAGATATTAGACAACCACGATCCGTCACTATTTCATGGACTGTGGATAGCCTTATATTTTATGGCGTTGCATATTGGCGTGTTACAGAAGTTTATGCAGATGATTTAAGACCAGCACGTTTTGAATGGATAAATAACACACGAGTAGTTGCACAATTGAATCCATTAGGTACAGAAGTTTTGTATTACACAATTGACAATCAAAAAGTACCGATGGTTGGCGTTGGCTCATTAGTTACATTTCAAGGATTAACACAAGGCGTACTACAAACTGCAGGTCGCACAATACAAGCAGCATTAGATATTGAAAAAGCAACAGCTGTAGCAGCACAAACACCTATGGCAACAGGGTTCTTAAAAAACACTGGCGCAGATATGCCAGAAGCACAAGTACAAGGATTATTAGCGGCTTGGAAGCAAGCACGTCAAAATAGAAGTACAGCATATCTTACAAGCACATTATCTTATGAGGCTGTTGGCTTTTCACCTAAGGACATGACCTATAATGAAAGTTCACAGTACCTCGCAACACAAATTGCCCGGGCCATGAACGTGCCCGCATATTACATAAGCGCAGATATGAATAACAGCATGACTTACCAGAATATTATTGATGGCCGTAAAGAGTTCGTTGCCTATTCACTGCAACCATATATTTGTGCTATCGAAGATCGCCTAAGCATGAACGATATAACTGCTAACGGCCATATTGTGCGTTTTAATATTAGTGAAACATTCTTGCGATCAGATGACAAGGCAAGACTAGAGACCATCGAAAAGATGCTAGCACTAGGACTTATTGACATCGAGCAAGCAAAAGAAATGGAAGATCTAACACCCAACGGAAACGAAAGTGGCGATGCTGAGTACATTAACAGCGCTAAAGGAGAAAATGCATGAGCGATATACAACAAGCCAATATACCTGCTAGCACTGTAACGCTATTAGCGTCAGCTGCTCGTACTGCAACAATTACCGGCACAGCCGTTAAAGGTCTATCTGCAGCAAGACTATTAGTAATGCAATTAGACGTTACAGCAGCTAGTGGCACATTACCTACATTAGATGTAGTAGTACAAGACACAGTAGATGGCACTAACTGGAATACTATTGCAACATTTACGCAAGCAACAGCAGTTACACGAGAAGTAATTAGATTAACTACTGCATTTACCGATCAATTAAGAGTAGTTGGCACAATCGGTGGCACTACCCCATCATTTACGTTTGCAGTATTAACATGGGCGGATTCAAATTGATTCTTACATTTAGCAGCCAAATTGAAAGCGCTGATGGTGAGCGTAGAGTTATTGCTGGCAAAATTGTGCCCTTTGAAAGTGTAGGCAACACCAGTGTGGGCAAAGTTGTTTTTGCTAAAGGATCAATAGATGTAGGAGATCCAGGCAAGATAAAAATGTTAATGTCACACAAAAATGATATGCCCATTGGGCGCATGCAAAGATTCAATGAAGAAGAAGATGGCATTTATGCATCCTTTAAAATTAGTGCCAGCATGCAAGGGGAAAATGCGTTGGTACTTGCCGGAGAGCAGCTAGTAGACGGCTTGTCTGTTGGTGTAGACGTTATTAAATCATTACAGAAAAAAGATTATATTTATGTAACTAAAGCAACCCTTAAAGAAGTAAGCCTGGTCGAATCACCAGCATTCACAGAAGCACAAGTAACTAAAGTTGCCGCTAGCGAAGGCGAAGCGGATGCAACAAATCAACCAACTACGGAAAGTGAGGCACAAGTGGACAACACCACCGAGCCAACAGCAGTACCAGTGGTAGAGGTTGCTCCAGTAGAGGCCGCACGCCCAACAATTAGTGCATCCTTCTACACAGAGCCTCGCTCACCAATTAAGACACAAGCACATATGCTTGAACACACAATCAAAGCAAAATTAGGTAACCACGAATCAGCAACATGGGTAATGAAAGCAGAAGCAGATGTAGCAAAGTATCTAACTGCTGCAGATGATTCATTTACTACCAACCCAGCATTTAGTCCAACACAGTTTGTGCCAACAGTAGTTGATACACTTATTGGATCACGCCCAGCAGTAGACGCAATCGGTTCACGTGCGCTACCAGCTGCAGGTATGACAATCTCAGTACCAAAGATCACTACTTCAGGTACAGTTGCAGAAACAGCAGAAGCAGCAGGACCTTCAGAGACAGGTATCGTATCTTCATACGTAAATCTAACTGTTAAGAAGTATGCTGGACTACAACGCTACAGCTTAGAAATTCTAGAAAGATCTTCACCAGAATTCTTTGCAGCCATGATCGATAACATGACACGTGCGTACAACAAAGCAACAGACGCAGCAGTTATTGCAGCACTAACAGCAGGCGGTACACAAGCTACTGGAGTTGCAGCAGATTCCGCAGGAATTATTTCCTACGTATCAACACAAGCACCAGCCGCTTACCTTGCAACAGGTGAGTTAGCAACACGTTACATCGCTGGTACATCACAGTGGTCATTACTATTAGGCGCAACAGATACAACTGGTCGCCCAATTTACAATGCTGCCAATCCAATGAACAATGCAGGAGCCGCACAACCAACATCACTACGTGGTAACGTACTTGGTTTAGATCTATACGTAGATCCAAACGCAGTATCTACAACTATTGATGAATCAGCATTTATTGTTGTACCTTCATCAGTATCAATTTACGAATCACCAATCCTACGACTATCTGTAAATCAGCCAGCAACTGGCGAGATCGAGACAGCACTATATGGCTACATGGCCGTTGGTGTATTGGTCGCTGGTGGCGTTCGCCGCTTCAACCTAAGCTAATAACTTAGTAATTTAATAATCCTCTGGGGTTTAGTAGCCCTAGCCCCAGGGGAGCTTTTTTAGAAAGGACACTATGGCCGCTGCAATGGTAACAATGGCAGAGTTACGCAGTAATTTAGGTATTGGCACTTTATACAGTGACGCTACAGTGGAAGAGTGCTGCCAATCGGCAGAAGATTTAATACAAAGTTATTTATGGCATAACGATGCCCCAGTAGTAGCCTCATCTATTAGCAATAACGTAGCAACTTTAGTATTATCAAATCCTGGCATATTTACTACAGGTCAATCAATAACAGTGTCTAATTGTGGTGCAACATATAACGGCACATACACATTAACAGGATCATTCCCCGGTACTACAGTGCCTGCTTCAATCGGCACAATGTTTTGGAGTACATACGCATTAAGTTCATACCCTAACGGCTACAGCTTTATTCAATACGCAAAGACAGCTGCGGATGACAACTTTCATTTTATTAAACCATACGGCCGAGCCCTTGGCCCAGAGCATAAAGCACAGGCTTACACTGCGACCCCTGCTATAAGAGAAGCTGCGATGATAGTTGCTGTCGATATATGGCAGAGCCGTCAGGTTTCAGCCACTGGAGGGGTAGGTATGGATGGGGTATCTGCAAGTCCTTATAGGATGGGGTACCAACTTATAAATAGGATCAGAGGCCTCATCCAGCCGTATTCAAGTCCTAACTCACTGGTCGGCTAATGGCTGCAATAAGCACCTTACGTGGCACGCTAGCAACAGCTTTAACAAACGCTGGAGTTTGGTCTACCTTCAGTTTTCCACCTGCAACCTTACTTGCTAATAGCGTAGTCGTAACACCTAGCGATCCTTACATTGAGCCAAGCAATAACAGTCAAACAAGCATCGCACCCCTGGCTAATTTTAAGATTTTAGTAACCACACCTGCATTTGACAATCAAGGCAACCTATTAGGCATAGAGAATTTTATCGTAGCAGTAGTAACTAAACTAGCGGCATCGACCCTGGTTTACAACATATCAAGTGTCTCCGCTCCAGCTATAACCAATGCAGCTAGTGGAGATTTATTAACATCAGAAATAACTGTATCAATCCTAACG